AAATTTCATGAGCTAGTTTCGCTTTCTGATCTTTGTCTTCAACAAACTTATCCAGTAAACCTGTTACTGGTTCGATTAAAGAGCTTAAAAAAGGTAACGCCATACAGCCCCCTATTTATCACACTTGCAAATATTTATACCCAGTTTGGCAAGCACCCAAATAACTACCTGCTTAACTTTTTTGTACAGCCAAGTTGCGATGTCCACAATCGTGTCAACAACCCAAAGAATCGCTGCTGTGATTGCATCAATAACTTTATCTACTAATTTAAAGATCATAATGACCTCCTATTGTCCCATTGTCTTGGCACCAGCCTGAGGTACGGACGTAGCCCAAACTGAAGTTGATTGTCGTGGTTGCCAAGGTTCCCCACAGTTAGTGCATGTACCTGTAGCTTCTTCGTGCTCACTAACAGGATCATTACAGTTACTACATAATATCTCAATTTCGTATCTACAAACTTTTGTCTCACCGTCTTTGTAGGCTTCTACCGTAGTCTTCATAAATCACCATTTATCTAGTGGGCAAGTAGCGTTTTTTAGCGCTGTTTTAAGTTTAATAAAGCAATAACAATCATTGCACATGTCTATTTTGAAGTATTGGGTCTTATTATTACACCCATCACATACGGCTTTCCTACGCTCTATTTCACTTACGTCCGCTTTATCTTCTTCAGGCATGGCTTCTAAGTGATCTTGTACTACTTTTTGCCCTTCTTCGACATTCAATAATTTTGGAGGCATAAAAAACCCTTTTACTCTCGATATAAACCTATCTAACTTTTCTACCATGATATAAACACGGCTCCGGCATACCCAGGATTACCACCTTTTTGTGAATCAGGAACTAAAATGTTTCCCCCCTGACCACCTGTTCCATATCCTGTGCCATTGTTACCGCCAGCACCTCCGTAATAAGGCATAACCCCACCACTTCCACTAGCACCGTTTGGTGATCCTCCAGCTCCTCCGCCACCAGGCTGCCCAGATGTTCCTCCATAACCTCCAGTTGCACTCACAGAACCAGAGCTACTAGTAACAGATGAATCCCCTCCTCGATTACCAGGTGGATTACCACCACAAACTACAAACGGTTTATAAGCTCCACCAGCACCAACAACTATTGATAAAGTTTCGCCTGAAGTAACAGATAAAGATTGATTTTGTCTATAGCCACCAGAGCCACCACCACCTCCGGGATATCCATCTCCACAGAACCAACACGCACTACCACTAGCTCCTCCAGCATAAACAGAAACAGTCATGCTATACACGCCAGCCGGAACAGTCAAAGAGTAAGTTCCAGGAGTGGTGTAGCTTTGAGACCCACTTTCTGGGTAGGCTTTAAACCAATTACCCGTGTCTTTAATATAGATACCGCCTTCTATACGTGTCCACGCCCCATTTTGTTTAATATAAACATCTTGAGGTTGCTTCCAGACACCGCCATCTTTTACATATAACGTCATACTTCTACCTTAAGTAGTCTTGTACCAAACGTCCCCATTAGCTCCGTCACCAGATGTGGGCGCAGAAGAAGAAATATGTTTTGTACCAGTAGCATTTGAACCGATTGTGTAGGTGTTTATTGTTGTGCCTGTAATTGTTCCGCCCGTAATAGCTACGTTACTAGCTGCCTGAGTAGCAATAGACCCTAAACCTAATGAAGTTCTAGCAGTCGCACCAGATTCTGCAACCCAATTAGCGCCGTCACCTACAACAAAGTTACCATCTGTAACAGCTAAGCCTGAAATATCGTCTAGTCCAGCATCCCAAGCCTGTACATCAGAACCGATCGCTACACCAAGGTTAGTCCTAGCAGCGGAAGCAGAAGAAGCACCGGTACCACCGTCAGCTATAGCTAGGTCAGTTGTTAAGGTTAAAGAAGATAAATGCGTTACCGCATCGACAATGTCTGTGCCATTGTTAATCAACAATATAGTCTTACCAGCTGGGACTGATACACCTGTTTGTCCAGAAACCTTTACAGTACAAGCGTCAGCTAGCCCATTATTGACTATATACATCTTCTCGATAGCAGGGACAATTAACTCCCGTGCGCCACCCGATACACCTGTCAGATTAAGGCGCATGTGCCTAGCATCTTGTGTGGCGTTGGTGTTACTCAAAGTGAGCGTGATATCTGCACTTGAAAACGTAATGTCAGCAGTGGCGCATATAGCTTCTTCTAACGCTGTGCCTAGATTAGTATTAGTAACAATCCCCCATGTACTAAGGTTCTCACCTGTAGTCATAAGTTGGATTTTTAAATTACTACTATATGTACTTGCCATTTATAGCTCCTATGCTGCTATTTTAAGCCATTCTGGGTTTTGATTAGTCTCTATTTCTACCCAACCTGGTGTTTGTGAATCGTCAATTAACTGCCAATTTGCATTTTGATCTGGGTCTATATTTTCCCATACCAATGGTGTCTTAGTACGTCCATAACCTACAACACCAACAGGATAAACAGTTGCTTTACCTTCTACATCTGCTTCACCTATCTCACTAGTTCCAACTACACCCGTAACCTGGATAAAGTTTTGAGACCTAGTAGTTACTGTACCTAGCCCTGCTGTAGCTTCTAAGCCTTCTGGATCTACGTTTGCTTTCGCAGTAGCAGTTACTGTGCCTACGGTATTAGCAGCTTGGACTCCTGTTACAGAAACCTTTATCTCTGTAGCTACATCCGTTACACCTATGGCACCCGTTGCTTCTAGACCCGTAACGCTTACGTTTGCTTTGGCGTCTACTTCTATAGTGCCTATGGCGCCAGTGGCTTCTAATCCAGAAGTATCAACATTTGCTTTAGCATCTATCTCAACACTATTTAGTGTGATATCAGCCTGTACACCAGACGGCTGTATTCCAGCATCTGAAGCAACACCAACGCTACTTATACCGCCAGTAGCTTCTAATCCCGAAGTTTCTACATTTGCCTTGGCATCGACTAGAACAGTACCTAAAGCACCGCTAGCATCAACACCTGTAACTTCTACTTTCTTTATCGGTACAGCTACGGCTGTACCTAGTTCCCCTGTGGCTTCGACACCAGTAACCGAGACAGACTGATCAATCTGCCCGTAGCCCCAATATCCGAGGCTGTAACTCCCGTTACCCCAGTTACCGTCAGCAGCCATTTAACTTACGCGATACGAATAATAGCGTTCGATGCGTCGTTTGTTGGGAAGATAATAGTAAAGTCGCCGTCAGTAGAGGTCTTGTCCGCACCAAAGTCTAGCACCGCAACAGCAGCATTTGTGAGTGTAGCTCCACCGATACCCGCAGCTGAAGGCGTGTTGTTGTAGATAAGCGCTCCACGAGCAGTAACGGATACGTTTGTAAATGTAAGGTCATCAAAGTCAGTAAATCCTGTACCTGTTGAAGCACTGGTATTTGTTGACGTCACACCTGCATTAGTAAGATCCGCACCGCCAGCTGTATAGTTTGTGCCTGATGACTCGTTAGTCGCACTATAAGCGGTAGTGTTAGCGTCAATAGACGCGGAGGATGTGTAAAGCGCTAGTTTGAAAGTGTCTCCGGTACTGGCTCTAAAGTCATGTACGGCAAGCAAAATCTCAGCCTTAAACGAAGTACACATTGCTTGGGTGATTGCCATGATTGGCTCCTTATGAATCTAAGATTGATATAAGTTCTGGATAACCTGCTTGTTTGAACTTGTTAGCCAGTGTTACGTTGTGAGTCCTTACGGCCTCTTTCATATAAAAAATTAGAACCTGTCTAATTTGATTCCTAAACGCTTCTGCTTGATCTCGTATGGCAGGGTGCGATTGACTTCCAACAGAAATAATTTTATCTAAAGCCCGCTCTGCCACTTCTTCAGGAGTAAACCCACGACCACTTGTAGTCGCAACAGTTACGCCAGCTCCACCTAACAAAAACGAAAGTTCGTCTGTTTTCATACTATTTGACCGGATACCTTACTTGAGGAGTTCTATACATATCTTGACGGTTCTTAGCATCACCAAGCTCTTTGAGTAGTGCTAACGCTTCTTGGTAGCGGTCTATGTATATCTTCATGACATCAGCTTCTGCCTTCATAAACGTACCGGCTTCTACAAGTGAGCCATACAATAGAACCGCATCAAACTCGTTTCCTAGCCAAGATGTTCCTGCGTCTACAATAGACTCTGGGTAGTAGAAGTAATGTAACTCCACACCATAATTAGCATCAGGTGTTGGCCCTAAGATAAACGCATCCTCGTTAAATAGCCCGTAGTGCGTTGGTTTGCCTGTGTCTGTAGGGTCAGGAAAAGACTCTCTAATAAAGTTAACGTCTTTATTAAGTAAAAATGCCTGTGTGCTATCCGTGTCAATAATAGACATAGAAAATACTGACAAGAAGTCAGCTGGCACACTTAGATACTTATCCCCAGACGTCGTAGACCCTGTAACATTCTTACGGAATTCAGGCATCTGGACGGTGTTGTATACCCGCTGCTCAGCCTGACGAATAAACGTGTCAATCTGTTCTTTGCCCGTAAAGTTTGTGGCAGCCCCAGAGGTGTCGTTTACCGACGTGTTAGGAAACGTATTTTCTACGTACCCCTGGATAGTCTCAAATAAAGTAGAGTAGTTCATTAGGCTGTTCTTTTGCTAAACCCTGTTCCTTTGGTAGCTGCACCAGCACCCTTCATCTTCTGTGTCTGTGTATTAGGCACATTGTTAGGGTATCCTGCTGTATTTGGTACAGGCACTTCTTTAGGTTGTGTATACTTGTTTGTGTCTTTCATGACAACTCCTTAACTAGTTGTTACCGTTACTGTTCCGACCTGTGCGTCGGCTTCTAAATTATCTGTCAGTCCTGTCAGTTGCAGTGGGTTAGTTAACCCTACCGGATTCCACCCCCATTGTATATCTCTAGACTGTTGATAGCTATTATCTGGCCTAGGATTACGCAAAGCCTGAGGATCATCCACAGGGTACATACCTAACTGATTCTGCGGTTGATCTGGTTCCCAGCATGTAGGACACACCAGAATGTTAGTGTTTTTGGTCTTGATTACTACTTCTTTTAGCTCTTTGAGCTTGTATCTAAACCCACACCGGTCACATTCTGCTATAGCCTTCTTGCCAGAAGCAAACTTAGTCGGCATATCTAACCTTAATACATCATCTGTCGAGGTGCTACTCTTAGAGAAGCCTTCTCTCTATCCTCTGCCGCAGCAAAATTCCACTGCTCTTCGTAAGCTAGTTTTAGCATTTCTATCCTGTTGGCAGCTTCAGGGAGTTTCAGTGACAAATAATAAGCCAGCCCAGCTACCATACAAGGTAGGAATCTAAACGGAATATCCTGAGTATTTACGCCATTTCCAGCATCTTGGATGCGACGTAGTCTCCAATATACGAAAGTATAGTTACCGTTGTCAGGGACAGGCCATACATTAATGGTAGGATACACCACTC